CTCATCTACAGCAGCAGGAGTTTCTTCTGCTACTACTGTCTCTGTGTTTTCTGACACTTCATTACCTCCTTCTGCGTTTGCCTGTTTTGCAATTGTTTGTGTATCAGGCAACGTAAATCTTGATTTCTTAAACGAATCAAGAATGCTATCTATTTCTTTTGCTTTGTTAACATCATTTGACTCTACCCATCCGATTAATGTTGCAGGCTTTCCTGTAACTGGGGAGTCATATGATCCATCTTTTGAGATAAAAACTGAATCTGAATCGGCACAATAAAAAATATTTTCTGTTACTGTTTCTGCAGCAATTCCTTTAAAAATAAGTTCTCCATTCATTTTCTGAATAGAAAGAATATTGCAAAGTTCGTTTGCTGGAGAATCTACTACTGATAATTCAATCAGTGCATAATCTTTAATAAATCTTACTGGCTTACCTGTAGACTTATTAACTTGATTCTCTGAATCAATAATCTTACCGCCAATAGAAAAACCTTGTAGGGTTCCGTCCAAAATCTTTTCCCAAGTGTCTTGAGCGCCTTTTGAAATATATGCATCTACATATACTCCGTTAAAAAATTCTTTTGTGCTTGGATCGTAAAATGTTTCTGGCTTAAAAGAAACCATCTTGCCAACTGCTGTTGGTCCATGCATTTCACGAATGTTTCCACGGAAACTTTCAAATGCTTTTAGGCTTGCTTCAGATGTAACAACATCGCCTGTTTGATCCAAATTATCGAGTGTGGCGAAACCAGAAACTGTTCTTTTTTCACGATTAACTTTCGTGAATGGAACAGAAAGGCTGATATTCTCGCCATGCGAAGACCATAAAGATTTCTCAATATTCATATGCTTAATTTTATAACGTTATTGTATATAAGGCAAATAATGGTTGAGCAGGGTTAGTTGACTTGTCTGCCTTCGCCTTGAGGATTTCTGGCTTCCCCAGAAATATCAGGAGCATTATTTTCTCTTTCCTGATCCCGTCTTCTACTATTTGAGGCCTGGGCACGAACTTCTGCCTGTTGCTGTGGCTTTAATACAACTACCTCATCCCCACTGTCTAGGGGAACCATACCCTTACGAATTCTAATTTCGTTAGGAGTGATTACCTGCATTCTCAAATATCTCTCATCAATCTTAGATTGAGTATCTTCATCTGTAAGAGCCAATTCGTTGAATTTAATTTCAAGGGCATCGGTCATTTCTGCAATAACTCTATTTATTTTCTTTTCAAGGATATCCTGTGCTGGACGACATACCTGCTCTTTAAATGTCTTATCTGCATCACGAGCTGCTGCTAAATTAATTCCTTCTGGAGTTCCAATTTTATTAATTGGTGTTCTATGAGCCATCAGGATTTCGTCTCTGTTCATTTTACGATATGTATTAAATGATGACTCTTGAGATCCAGCCTCAATTGGCTCCATCTTAAATTCAGTTTTTGAATCTGGTGAATCTGCTGGAAGTGGAATATATAGAGATCTGTGATTCTTTCCTCTTAGTCCAACCTGGAAAAATTCAAGAAGCTTTCTCTCTGATTCGCTTGAAAGCTTAGCTCCCTTAACTGTAATAATATAACGTGGAACTGCCTTATTTTCAAAATAATCTAGGTTATACTTTCCAGCAAACTCGTTTCCAGCCATAGCGTTTGATGCTGCTACGATATCTGGAATTCCATAATAGTTGTTTTGTGGAGTATATTTCTTTATATGAATAATTTCATTAGGACGCTCTAGTCCGCCTGCGATTGGATTAGGGGTATCTTGATCTCCGAAGTTACGGAAGAATACAGCCTTGCCATAAAGCAATTGAATAAAGCCATCACGTAAACGACGTACACGCATGGTCTTTGCAGGGATATGTCCGATATATCCAATTTTGCCATTTGTTGTTCTGCCTACTTCAAGGTATCCGTTACCTGTGGCTTCTACGTCTGTGTAGAATTTCATAAGGGTTTCTTTAAATGTTTCTTCTTCGTTACAATCTTCTAGCCATGAATGTAAATCTTGGCGCAATCTATTTAATTTACGACGTGCTCTTTCTAGTTGCATGTCGCTATCAATTCCGTCCATTGCCTCAACTGTTTTACGAGTTTCAATAAAATCAAATCCTAGTCCTACAATATTTGCAACCTTAGCATTAATTGCTGCATAGTTGTATGGAGAGATTTCGTATACTTGTGATAAATATTCTAAATTGTATGGTGGCTCAATAAGATCGAACATGGCATAGCCACTAATTGCTTGAGCCAATAAGTTTTGTTGTGTTCCAGTTCCGTCAATACCAGAAAATCTTTTTTGCAAATCACGGTTCATCTTACGACGAAATGCTGGACTTAGTCCAGATACTTTAACTAGGTCTTCGCCTTCAATTTTAAAAGGATCATTTGTTTTTTGGGTTGTTGGTGTATTAAACTTTACCCAGTCTGCTGCATTAGAGATCTGAATATCTTCAGTGCTATCGTCTTGTATGTGATCCATTATCTTTTACCTATTTTTTTCATTTCGTCTTTGTAGTTTCCAATATCCAAAGGATCTGGTACTAGCCCCCAGTCAAGTCTTTGCTTCTGATGTTCAAACTCTTCATCATCAATCTTTCTGCGTCCTGATAAGAATTTAGGGGCTCCCTCATATATTCCAAAGGATCTTACAGTGTTTGCTAAAGCATCAATCTTGGTTTTATTATTTTTCATGGATGTTACTGAAAGATAATTTCCATCGTCGTCGCCTATCCAGCGACCATCTGGCATTTCCCAGACATAAATTCCTAGGCGGGTCTCTTCTTCAGCAGATGAATATTTAATCTTTCCAGTGTCCATAGAGTTTTATTTTACCACTTTATAAGACCTAAGTCCAGCTTTTTGTCAGACTAATTGACAAATTTATACTGATTGAAGGACAATCCAGTCATTATTATAATAAACGACTGGTAATTCTGTCAGGGTGATGGCAGATTCTGTAATAGTTTCAACAGGCTTGCCTGTATATAATTCAAAATGAGTCTCAACTTTGCCAGCAGTAAGCTCATCCTGATATATTGCTATATGCTTGTAAAGGTTACTTGGACCCCCATTTGTCTCATAATTAAATTTAAATGTGCCTGTAATTGGATCTGTAAATACCAGCACCACATGATGAGGTTCTTCATCTAAGAAATAATTAGTTATATTAGTAGCAGTCGATACATCTACCCCATTTATGTAGACCTTGCTTATATTGGCCTTAGAAAGGGCTCCAGAGCCATTCCAGGCGAATCTTGTGGTTGTACCACCAGAAGCATAGAATAGGGTGTTAGCGGCCAGCGTAGAGGGTGTAAAGAACATTTCTAGGGACTTTATAGAAGATGATGTTTGAAGATCAAATCCAGACCCGCTTTTAGCCCTAATTCCATTCATGTAATTTCGAGATAGAATAGGATAATTTAATGATCCTAGATAATAATCTGTTGTAGATGTTATTCTATCCCCAAAATTATCGGCATATATTGTCCTGTCTGAATAAAAGGTTATGCAGAAAAATGATAGCTTAGGTAGGAATTTACTAGCATCTGTAGTAGACATGGTAATTCGAATATATACCCTACCATTAGAATTAAATGAATCTTTGTTATATTGAGGCAATGGCTGTCCATTTACGCAAGGAAGGTATGTGGTTCCATCTACGCTAGACTCTACTGTAATTCCTAGATCATTCCGCCATTCAACCTTAGAAGTAATTAATCCTATTTGAGATGGGATTAAGAAATAATCATTTATTACAAAGCTCTTAGCCTGAGCCGTTTCTGTTTCATAAAAAGTAATATGCTGTTTAGCACTATCGTAATATGTATTGGAGTCTACAAAGTCCGTCCATGGTTTATTGACTGGATATGAATAATCAAATGGGGCTCTGATATTCGCATCTGTACCGCTGAATAAAACTCCATTATCTGGAAATACTACGTGAATTGGTGATACTGTAACATTGCCTTCAACATAGTGTCTTCTGATTGCAGGAGCAGGCAGAGCATATCGGTATACCGCTGGAGCATCTACAACAAAGGCATCGCCAGCATCTGTCGTTGGACCAGTCTGAAATGTAGAGGTAGTATTTGTAAATTTAAAATTAGAAAGACTCTTTGATGCTATTGGGGCTGAATCAACATATAAAGATATTCCAGAAACTGAATACACCCCAACTATGTGAAGCGATCTTTTGCTGTAAGGAATGCAATATCTTACAGACTCTGTTAATGACACTTTAAATACAATATCGCCTTTATGCCAATACAATCCTATGTTATTTGTGGTGTCTGCAAAAAGCGGTGTTTCATTGTTAGACTCTATAGATTGATTTACCCATACCTCTAAAGTAAAGTCATTATCTGATGTATATTTATTTGCAAAGCCTGCGCCTACATTTGATGAGTAGTAGTTTTTTGTTATTGGAAATGTAGCATATGCTGTATTGGTTATTTTAGTTCCAGAGATTCCGCCAGGAACTAGTGGCAGCATATTTGAGGCGGGAGATCCTACATAGGTCCCATGATTATTACATCCAGACTTATCATATGCAATAGAGCCAGAAGACTCATCCATGGTCCAAAATCCCATTGGTGAGTCTTTTATGGTTTTTAACTGATATGA